ATGCCGGAGAAACTGACCGAAGCCGCCGCCCGGAAGGCCCTGCCGCCAGTCCGCGGGCAGAGCATGCTGTGGGACGCGGAGGTGAAGGGGTTCGCCTTGCGGATGACGCCGGGCGGGGCCAAGTCCTTCGTCCTGGACTACCGCGCCGAGGGGCGGCAGCGCCGCATCACCATCGGCGCCTGGCCGGACTGGACCGTGGCCGCCGCGCGCCAGACCGCGAAGGACATGAAGCGCGAGGTGGATCTCGGCCATGACCCGATGGGCGAGCGGCAGGCGCAGCGCGAGGCGCCGACGGTGCAGGAGATGTGGGAGCGCTACGCGCGCGAGCACCTGCCCAAGAAGGCCGAGCGCAGTCAGGCCGACGAGCGCATGATGTGGGAGAAGATCATCCTGCCGCGCTTCGGCAAGATGAAGGTCGCGCAGATCACCCACGACGATGTGGACGCGCTCCACCGCGACATCACCGAGATCCGCGGCACGCCCGTCCGCGCCAACCGCACCGTGGAGGTGCTGCGCAAGGCGTTCAACCTCGCAGTCCGCTGGAAATGGCGCGACGACAATCCCGCCTCGGGCGTGCGCCGCAATCAGGAGGAGAAGCGGAACCGCTATCTGAACCGGACGGAAATCGCCGCGCTGGCGCAGGCGCTGAACGAACATTCCGAGCCCATGTCCGCGAACGCGATCAAGCTCCTGATGCTGACTGGCGCGCGGCGCGGCGAGGTGCTGGGCGCGACATGGGAGATGTTCGACCTCGAGAACGGCGTCTGGACCAAGCCCTCGGCGCACACCAAGCAGCGCAAGCTGCACCGCGTGCCCCTATCGGGCCCGGCCGTGCAGCTGCTGGTCGAGATGAAGGCCGCCGCGAAGGCGAAGGCCGAGGCCGAAGGCATGCCGCCCAGCCCCTTCGTTTTCCCCGGCCCGACCGGCAAGCCGCTGACCGAGATCAAGCGGACATGGGTCTCGGTCTGCCGCAGGGCGGGGCTCGGCGCGGAGGTGCCGGTTCTGGACGCGAAGGGCAAGCCGGTCCTCGACTGCAAGGGCGAGCCCAAGACCGAGTTCAAGCCGAATGTCCGGATCCACGACATCCGCCATTCCTTCGCCAGCATCCTCGTGTCGGCAGGCGCGTCGCTGCCCTTGATCGGCCAGATGCTCGGCCATACGCAGGTACAGACCACCCAGCGATACGCCCATCTGTTCGACGATCCGCTGCGCAAGGCCGCCGAGACGGTGAGCGCCTTCGTGTTGCAGCGCTCGCCAGAGGAGTTCAGCGCAAACGAGGCAGAGCAGAAATGACCGACCAGAAGCCCTATGGCCCACCGCCCGACGCCATCCCGCTGTCCGACGCGATGAAGGAATACGTGCCCGCCGAAATGTGGGAGGAACATGCCCGCGCGACGGAGGCCCGCAAGAATGCACCGAAGCGGCCGAGCTACCTCAGCATGTCCGTCCGCGACTGGCAGGACGCCAAGGACTCGCACGCCGCCGCCAACCGGACGCGCTCGGCACGGGCCGATCTGCACCGCGTCTGGAACGGCATGCTCGCCGCGATGAAGGCGAAGCTCGAGACGGGCGAGCTGACCGCGTTCGGTCAGGAAGATCCGCCCTTCGGCCCGTGGCACGCGATCCCGGCTCCCGCATGGCGGCAGCTGCGCATCACCAATGTCCGGAAGGGCGAGGCCAGCGTCGGCTCGAACATCGTGCATGACATCCACATCCTGCCGCCAGATGCCGACGACCACATGCCGACCGGGACGCCCGGACGTCCGAAGAAGGGAATCGACATCATCCGGATCGAGTTTCAACGGCGCGTCGATGCGGGCGAAATTGCCGAAAGTCTCGCCGCCGAAGCCCGCGCACTGCAGGCATGGTATCGCGAGACCTATCCTCGGCGGGACTGTCCCACCACCAAGACCATCGAGAACAACCTGCGTGAGGCGTGGCGCGCAGTTCGTCTAAGGACTGCGTAATCCCCTGAAATTATTGCTCCGGGGGCATTTTCGGGGCGGTTTTTCGGGGGCCTGAACGTCGGCATCTCTCGGGCATCGGCGGCGCGTTGCGTCGCCTGGCACGAAGGAGACGCCGATGACCCAATGCCTGACACGCCCATCCAGTTCACCGGCTCGATCCTCGACCAGCTGGAAACCAAGGTCGCTGCGGAGGCCGCGCACCTGCTGCCCATCGTCCACGCGATCGGCGATCACGGTGTCGGCTTCCTGGTAATCCCCCAGCGCGCGACCGGGCTCCACCGCGGCATCAAGCTGCTGCAACGGCCGTTCATCGTCATGGTGGGCGACGACACCGACTGCGCGCTCGGCCCCGATCAGTATGACAGCAAGGCGCTCGACCGGCTGATCGGCATGGCCGACGGCGTCGCCATCATCTCCTGCGCCCCGCCGCCCGAGGCCTATTCGAGCATCGCCCTGATGGCCATGGCGCAGCGCAACGGGCTGATCATCGAGACCCGGCCAGAACAGGAGATCGCCTGGACGAACCACGTGCAGGCGGTCTGTCCGGAACTGCCGATCCTGCTCTGCACCGTGAAAGGGCCGCGGCAATGACGGTGCAGGGCGACCCTCTCGACTTCAACGGCACGCCACCCGGCAGCCGCGCCCATGCCGCCACCCGCATGTCCGTCGCCCAGCTGGCCAACATGCTGGAAGACCGCATCGCGGACCTGGCCCGCGAGTTGCTGGGCGAGCCGAACCGGGAGCTTTCCAGCGCGCAGACCCTGCGCTTCGGCACCAAGGGCAGCGTCGCCATGGAAATCGACGGCGCGAACAAGGGCCGCTGGTACGACCACGAGCACGGCGCCGGGGGCGCGGGGCTGGAACTGATCGGCTATCACCTCGGGCTGGACGACAAGGCCGCGTGGGACTGGGCGCGGTCGTGGCTGGGCGAACCCGACGCCGGTCCCTCCTGGACGGCGACGCCGCCCGCGCCGCCCGCGCGGTCCGCCTCGGGCTCTTCATCGGCTCGGACGTGGAGATGTCGCGGCGCGTGCGCGAGGATCTGACCGAACGCCTCGGGCGCATCGTCCATGCGGAGGGCGAGTTCTGGCGCTACGGCGGCACCCACTGGGAGGCGATCCCCGATCACGAGTTGCGCCTGCCCGTCCACGCCTATGACGGCGCCGGGTTCCTCACGCCCGCGGGCGAGCCCTCGAACGTCAAGCTGACCAAGACCCGCGTCGACTCGGTCCTGCACGAATGCGCCGCGCTCTGCGCCGAGCCGGGATACTTCGAGAAGCCGCCCGCGGGCATCAACTGCGCATCCGGCTTCATCCGCTTCGACGCGGAGGGGGTGCCGCATCTTGAGGCGCATCACCGCGAGCATCGCTGCCGCCACACGCTGCCCGGCCATTGGCAGCCCGGCGCTTCCGGCACGCCGCCCGCAGGATCGCTGTTGGCGAAGCTGCTTGCTGGCAGCTTCAAGGGCGACCCCGACGCCGAGGCGAAATGTGCGTTGCTCGCGGAGGTCTGCGGCGCGGCGGCGCTCGGCTACGCCACCCGGCTGATGCAGCCGCGCGCGGTGGTGCTGCACGGCAAGACCGCCGAGAACGGCAAGAGCCAGGTGCTCGAACTGGCCCGCGGCCTCCTTCCCGAAAGCGCCATCTGCTCCGTTCCCGCCTCGAAGATGGGCGACGAGCGGCATGTCATCGGCCTCGTGGGCAAGCTGCTCAACGCCTCCGACGAGCTCTCGGCCGAGGCCATCGCGTCAGACACCTTCAAGGCGGTCGTCACCGGCGATCCATCGAGGGGCGCGACGTCGACAAGAGCCGGGTCGAGTTCCGCTCCGTGGCGCAGAACCTCTTCGCGGCGAACCAGCTGCCGAGCTTCAAGGGCGGCGTGGACAGGGGCGTGCAGCGCCGCCTGCTGCTGATCACCTTCACGCGGACAATCCCGCTGGAGGAGCGCGTCGAGGATATCGGCAAGCGTATCGCGGCCGAGGAACCGGACCTGCTGCTGGCATGGGCGGTGGAGGGCGCGTCGCGGCTGATCCGCCAGCGCAACTACGCCATCCCGCAGAGTTGCCACGAGGAACTCCTCGAATGGGTGCTGAGCGAGGATCCCGTCGCCGCATGGGTGGATGCCTGCGTGAAGGTCGTGCCCATCGTGAACGGCGGGCCGACCATCGCCACGCGCGACGCCCACCTGCGCTTCCAGAACTGGGCGCTGGCCGAGGGCTACAAGCCCGAGAAGCTCCCCGCCATCAACGGCTTCGTGCAGCGCGTGCAGGCCCGCGTGGCCGGGATCCAGCACAAGCGCACCAGCTCCGGGCGGTACCTTGTCGGGCTGACGGTGACGCAATGGTGACGCACCAAACGGGCGATTTGGCCCCTAACCCATTGAGAGTGTTGAGATGACGCACTTGGGCTCAAACATTTTGATAAGGGGGAAACCCCTCTCCCCAATCATCATCCCGTTCCCCCCTATACAAAAGGATGCTGGGGGAGGTGCGTCATCTCAACACTTTCAGGGACTTGCGCCCGAAACCCCGTCATTCCTGCGTCACCGCTGCGTCATTCGAGGCGCCGAGCGCACCGGCCCGAGGCGGCGTCAAGGCAGAAGGATCGGGAAAGCGGCGGTTCCTCCTGCGCCGATCCGTATGTGGGGACGCGCAGCGCATTGCGTCGCCAGCGTGAGGGCCGGTCATGCCTAAACTCGACAGCCACGAGACCAAGACAGCCTTCGCCGCCCGTGTCGGGCTGACCAAGGGCCGCATCTCGCAGCTGGTGGCCGAGGGCCTGCCGGTGCGCGGCGACGGCCGGATCGACGTGGCCGAGGGGCGCGCCTGGATCGAGACCAATCTGGACCCCTCCCAACGCTACAAGGGCGGCGCGCCCTCTGCCACCTCCCGCACCGCCACGCTGGCCGAAGCCAAGCGGCTGCACGAGATCGTCAAGGTCCAGCGCGCCCGGCTGGCCTTCGAGCGCGAACAGGGCAAGCTGATCGACGCCGACGAGGCGCGGCGCACGGTCTTCGCGCGCGCCCGTGCCGAACGCGACGCGCATCTGGCATGGGTCCAGCGCACCGCGCCGCTGCTCGCGGCCGAGCTCGGGGCCGATCCACGCGCCACCTTCGCAGCACTGGACCGGATGATGCGCGAACATCTGGAGCACCTGGCCGACCTGCCCTTGGGGAGCTTTGGCGATGGTGCCTGACATCGACCTCGCCTGGCGGCGCGGCATCCGCCCCGAACCGCCGATCCCGGTCTCGGACTGGGCCGACCGGCACCGCATCCTGCCGCCGACCTCGGCCGAGCCCGGCCGCTGGCGCACGGACCGCACGCCCTATCTGCGCGCCGCGATGGACGCCCTGTCCACTGCCAGCCCCTACGAGCGCGTCGTGCTGATGAAGGGCGCACAAACCGGCGGCTCGGAGGCCGGGCTGAACTGGCTCGGCTACATCATCCAGAACGCCCCCGGCATCGCCATGCTCGTGATGCCCTCGCTCGACATGGTGCGCCGGAACACGACCGTGCGCATCGACCCGCTGATCGAGGCCACGCCAGCCCTGCGCGACCTGGTCGCCGCGCCCCGGTCCCGCGACGCCGGGAACAGCCTGTTCCGCAAGTCCTTCCCCGGCGGCCAGCTGGTGATGACCGCGGCGAACAGCGCGGTCGGCCTGCGCTCGACGCCCGTCCGCTACCTGTTCCTCGACGAGGTGGACGGCTATCCCGGCGACGCCGACGGTGAGGGCGATCCGGTCGATCTGGCGATCCAGCGCACCGCCACCTTCCGCGGCCGGCGCAAGATCTACATGGTCTCCACGCCCACGCTGAAGGGCCATTCCCGCATCAAGGCCGCCTTCGAGCACAGCGACCGGCGCCTCTACCACGTCCCCTGCCTGCGTTGCGGGGACATGGCTCCGATCACATGGGCGCGCATCCGCTGGCCGGAGGGGCGCCGCGACCAGGCGCATCTGGTCTGCGAGGCCTGCGGCGGCATCCACCACGAGCACGAGAAGCCTCGCCTGCTCGCCGCCGGGGAATGGCGTGCGACGGCCGAGGGCGACGGCCGCACCGCGGGCTTCCATCTCTCCGCGCTCTATTCCCCGTGGGAGACATGGGCCGAGATCGCCGCCGAGCATGGCCGGGTGCGCAAGGACCCACCCCGGCTGCAGGTCTGGGTCAACACCAAGCTGGGCGAGTCCTGGGAGGACCAGGCGGGCGACACCGTCCCGGCCGACCCGCTTATGGCTCGGCGCGAGGACTGGGGCGAGGCGCTCCCCGCCACTGTCGCCGTGCTGACCGCGGGCGTCGACGTGCAGGGCGACCGGATCGAGGTGCAGATCCTCGGCTGGGGCCGCGACGAGGAGGCGTGGGTGATCGACTACCGCGTGCTCTGGGGCGACCCGTCCGGCCCGCGCCTGTGGTCGGATCTCGACATGGTGCTGCAGGCGACCTTCCCGCATCCCGCGGGGCTCGACCTGCCCGTGCGCGCGGCGGCCATCGACACGGGCGGGCATCACACCAAGATGGCCTACGAGTTCTGTCGCACCCGCCTCGCCCGCCGCATCTGGGCGATCAAGGGCCGCGGCGGGCCCGGCATTCCCGTCTGGCCGCGGCGCCCGACGCGCACGAACAAGGGCAAGATCCCGCTGTTCATCGTCGGCGTGGATGCGGTGAAGGACGCGGTCTACGCCCGCCTGCGCCTGACCGAGCCCGGCCCCGGCGCAATCCACTTCCCCCGCCGCCTCGACGCCGAATATTTCCGCCAGCTGACCGCCGAGCGCGTCGTCACCCGCTTCGAGCGCGGACGCCCGATCCGCTCCTGGCAGCCCAAGCGCGACGGCGACCGCAACGAGGCCCTCGACACCTTCGTCTACGCCCACGCCGCCCTGCATGGGCTGATCAGCATGGGGCTCAGGTTGAATGAGGAGGTGGAGGGGGTGAAGGAAGACGCCCTAAGAATGACTTTCCGGCCCTCTGCTCCCGTGTACCGCTCCCGATGGCTCACGAAGTAGCGCGATTGACGCCTACCATAGCTGGACGAAACACGCTATGGATCCACAAGATGTATCAGCATGCGGACGCTCGGGAACCAAGATGAACCTATCGCTTCAGAGAGATCTCTTCACAAAGGCCACAAACCCATGGAAGCGCTTCTTGCCGCGCGTTGAAGACCTCTCCGGACCCGATATCCCCATGGCTGTGTGGGATATCCCCTATACGATCCCCCAGCTGTCGTACGCAACGCATGGCCATTTCCGCTACTACGGTAAGTTCCCATCCTCTGTGGCTGCGATGATCCTTGAAGATTATCCGGCACCCGATGAAAACAGCTGCGTAGTTGACAATTTTTGTGGGTCTGGAACGACACTTGTAGAAGCAAAACTACGCGGGATCAAATCCGTCGGTGTCGACGTGAGCTGGCTTGCGGCCTTCGCGTCGAATGTGAAGACAACGATTATCGATCCTGCCGAAGTCTTGGACTTGTTCTCACAGGTCAAGAAAAACTTCGCACATCAAGTGGTCGACGACGACCAATGCCTTTCAGAAAAGTTTGTCGTGAAGTGGTTTTCAACGGGAGCTGCTCGCGATCTCCTCAGTCTTCAGAAGGCTCTAGTTCCTCTCCCGCTGGGCAGCGCGAGAGACTTCCTTGTTCTCGCCTTCCTTGCGATTATCCGCAGGGTATCAAAGGCCTATGACGGCGAGGTGCGGCCGCATATAAACAAGAGCAAGAAGCCCCGCGATGTTTGGGCAGCATACGAAAAGAAAGTTCGCGATATGGTCGCGAACCATGTTGCGTTTCAGGCAGTAATTGAAGACGATGCATTCTCTAAATGCTACCTTCACAATAATCTGGATTTAAGGAACATCGAACTGCCGGGCACTCCGTATCTGATCGTTTCGCACCCCCCCTACCTGAACAGCTTCGATTATCGTCCAGTGTTTAGCCTTGAGTACTTCTGGGGTGAACCATTCCGCATTGACGCAAAGACGCCAAGCCTGAAAGGCCTCGAGTTTGACGAGATTCGGGCGTATCCGGCATCGGAGACCATTTCAGAGCAATACTATGATCACCTGCGCCGAACCTATGCGGAGGCTTTCGCACTGCAACAATCTGATGGGTTGCTGGCTGTGGTCATCGGTGATTGCACGGTTAACAAGAAACTCGAACCTGTCCTGCAGAAGACCGCTGAAATCTGCGAGCAGATCGGATATACATTAGAAAAGGTCAATCTCCGAACCACTCATTATGGCCTCGGAAAATATGCGTACAACTTCCGCGCCGACTATCATGGCGACGCGGAAAAGCGAGATGGAATACTAATTCTACGCAAGCCCTGAACTTAACAGAGGCTCTATTGATATTCGACCGTCAGCCCGCCATCACTCCAACAAAGACGACAAATCTTGTTCGCACGACTATCCATGAATATGTAGCCATCAAGCTCTTCCATAATCTTTTTCGAGATTGATGCAACTGCCTCATCAGTGACATAGGCGTCCTTGGTGATCCGCTCCAAAAAGTCGACGCCATAGCTCTTTTCGTATGCCTCCATTGCGGCAACGATCAAGGAGTCCAAAACTACAAGATTGTAATCTACACAGGCCTGCACCATGTTCACGCTCTTCGGTTCCCAGTGAGAGTACTCAGTGAGAACGTTGATCGTGACCATTTCTCTTTCGTCTGCCCGCTTGTCGAACTGACCGAATCTGTGCTTGCGAACATCAAGAGCAACAAAAGAGGCCTGCTTTGCCTTCTCAGGCGTCTGTGGACCTGCGAGACAATCATTTAAAATGCACTCGACACCACCATCAGTGAATCCGTTTACCTCAAGGGTTTTGCATAGGCGTATCGGATCTGGAATATCGCGGAGGCTTCTCTCGTTATCCACGAAGTGAGGCACGCCATTAACATCCAAACAGAAGATCAAGCGGAAGGGCGCCAGCACCTCATAACTTGCGCTCAGTTCCTCCGGGCCATCTACGGACACTTGGCACGAGTCACCCTCTACCTTAAATTGGATCTTGAACTGAGCAGGCTCCGCCCACCGGGGTCGAAAGTTTACCTCCAAGACTTCACCGAAGGGCAATATGCCTTTGGAATACTTCTTCTTAAAGGTCGAATTGATCGTTTGCTCTACGCCGACTTTCTTACATTCGATGAATCCTTTCAGGCCATGAATGTGATCGGCACGGACTTCCATTTTCTTCTTGCTCTTCTTCCCGTTGTTGACGGCGAAGAGTGCCTCTTGATCACCATCGAAGATCCCAAACTCAACTTTGTGCTTGGCCGACGAGAAGCCCTCCAGATAGGGCTCAATCAATAGCCGCGTGCTCAACTCCGCGTCGCGTTTGACGGCCGCCAAGGTGAGGACCTCTAGCATGTCGCCAACCTTCCGTCCGATTTGATGTCCTTTCCGGCGGAAGTGAGAGATGTACTTGAAGACATCAGAAAGATGCACCTCGCTTGCCGTGCCCTCGTCGGACAAAAGATCTTCAATGTCAGACAGGTCAAATTCTTGCTGCGCCATGCTGCCTCCGGTTCCGCTTTTGATCTGGTCTATCACGGCGGTTTGAGGCGCGATAGATGGCAGGATGCCTGTGACGTTGGCTAAGCCGACGTGCCTTTCCCAAACTTTCCCAATAGCTTGGGTCCCTGTTTCGGGCGATTCTGCCGCCCATGCGGACCTTCCTTCATCGCCTTCTCGGCCTCGCGCAGGCTCGCGGCTTCGACGCTGCGGGCGGCGGGCGGCGTTGGGAAGGGGCGCGGACGGTCGATGGGCTTGAACGCGGCGATCCTCGCGGGCGCGACCACGGCGGCGCGGCGGGCCGGGTGGTATGCTCGGAACAACCCGTGGGTCGCGGCGGCGGTGGACAGCCTGGTCGGCAATGTCGTCGGCGCCGGGATCAAGCCGCAGTCCACCCATCCCGACCGGGCCGTGCGAGAGCGGCTCCAGGCGCTCTGGCTGCGCTGGACCGACCACGCCGCCCCGGACGGGCTTGCGGATTTCTACGGGCTGCAGGCGATGGCCGTGCGCGCGATGGTCGAGAGCGGCGAAAGCTTCGCCCGCCTTCGCGTCGCCAGCGACGCCGCCACCATCCCCCTCCACCTCGAGCTTCTGGATCGCGAGCAGGTTCCCATGGATCTGCACCGCGAGATCGGCGGCGGGGCGCGGATCCGGGCGGGCATCGAGTTCGATGCCGCCGGTCGCCGGGTCGCCTACCGGGTCTTGTCCTCCCGCCCGGGCGATCCGCTGGGGTCTCTCCGCATGGACCCGCTCCGCGTCCCCGCCGCCGATTGCCTGCATCTGTTCAAGCCGCTCGCGGCGGGCCAGCTGCGCGGCATCACCTGGCTCGCGCCGGTGCTCCTACGGCTGCACGAGCTCGACCAGTTCGAGGATGCAGCACTGGTGAAGGCCAAGGTCGCGGCGCTGTTCACCGGGTTCATCACCGACCCGGACGGCACGGCGGGCGGGCTCTCCGGCACGAACACCGGCGGCGCGCTGACCGTGGGCATGGAACCCGGGAGTCTGATCCCGCTGCCGCCCGGCACCGACATCCGCTTCTCGAACCCGACCGAGCACGACGCCTACGCGCCGTTCGTGAAGAACCACCTGCGCGCCGTCGCCGCCGGGCTCGGCCTGCCCTACGAGCTGGTCTCGGGCGACCTGGAGGGCGTCACCTATTCCTCGATCCGCGCCGGGCTGATCGAGTTCCGCCGCGGGGTGGAGCAGCTGCAGCACAACGTGGTGGTGCATCTGTTCTGCCGCCCGGTCTGGGAGCGGTTCGTGCGCCTCGCGGTGCTGTCCGGCGAGCTGCCCGCGCGGGACTTCGACCGGAACCCGGAAGCCTATCTCGGCTGCGAATGGCTGCCGCCGAAGTTCGACTACGTCGATCCGATGAAGGACGTGCAGGCCGAGATCCTCGCGATCGGCGCAGGGCTCAAGAGCCGGTCCCAGGCGATCTCCGAGCGCGGCTACGACGCCGAGCAGGTGGATACCGAGATCGCCGCCGACCGCGAACGCGCGGAGGGGCTGGGGCTCGCCTTCGGCCAGACGGCGGGGCCACAGCAGAAGGAGGCGGCCGATGGCTGACACCGAGACTACCCCGACATCGCGGCGTTCAATCGTTGAGATCGACAACGTTTCCCTTTTGACCCGGCGTTCCAGCCTGAAGCCGCAGACGGTCAACGTTGAAGAACGCAACGTTGAAGTTGTCTGGTCTACGGGCGCACCCGTGCGCCGCCGCGACATGGCCGGGCAATACATCGAGCGGCTGAGCCTCGATCCGCAGGCGGTGGACCTGTCGCGCCTGGAAGGCGCCAGCGTGCTGGATGCGCATCGCCAGACCGCTGTGCGCGACGTGCTCGGCTCCGTGCGCAGCGCCGCCGTGGACGGCAAGCGCGGGACCGCGCTCATTCAGTTCTCAGCCCGCCCCGAGGTGGAGCCGGTTTGGCAGGACGTGCTCGCGGGCATCCTGCGGCATGTCTCGGTCGGCTATTCCGTCGAGGAGTGGGCCGAGACCAACGAGAACGGCGCGCGCGTGCTGACCGCCGTACGCTGGACGCCCCCCGAGATTTCCCTGGTGCCGACGCCCGCCGATCCCGGTGCCCACATTCGCATGGAGACAGAGATGACCGAAACGACCACTACCCCGGTCCCGCCCGAGGCGCCGACCACCGACACCCGCGCCGAGGTTAACGCCGAGATCCGCTCCATCGCGCGCATTGCCGGGCTGGACCAGTCCTGGATCGACGGCCAGATCGACGGAGGCGCCGATGCCGAGACCGCGCGCCGCGCCGCCTTCGAGGCGCTGGCGCAGCGGTCCGCGCCGCCGATCCGCAGCGAGCAGGTCCGCGTCGAGATGGGCGAGAGCTAGGACGACCCGGCCCTGCGTGCCCGGCAGATGGGCGAGGCGCTCTATGCTCGGATCAACCCGCGCCACGACCTCTCCGAGCCTGCCCGGCGATACGCCTATTCGACCCCGGTCGACATGGCGAAGGAACTGCTGACGCTGCGGGGCGAATCCACCATGGCGCTGTCGCCTGCGAGCCTCGTCACCCGCGCGCTGCACACCACCTCGGACTTCCCGATCATCCTCGGGGACACGGTGAGCCGCGTGCTGCGCGACGCCTACCAGGCTGCGCCTTCCGGCATCCGCCGCCTCGGGCGCCAGACCACGGCGCGGGATTTCCGCGCGGTGAACAAGATCATGCTGGGCGAGGCGCCGCTGCTGGAGAAGCTCAACGAGCACGGCGAGATCAAGGCCGGGACGATGGCCGAGGCGCGGGAGGCCTACAAGGTCGAGACCTGGGCGCGGAAGATCGGCATCACCCGGCAGGTGCTGGTCAACGACGACCTTGGCGCCTTCTCCGACCTCGCCCGCCGCATGGGCCAGGCCGCGGCCGAGACCGAGGCGCGGATCCTCGTCACCCTCCTCGAGGCGGGCAGCGGCAACGGCCCGACGCTGGCGGACGGCAAGACGCTGTTCCACGCCGATCACGGCAACAAGGCAGGCACCGGCGCGGTGATCTCCGACGCGACACTGTCGACCGCGCGTCTGGCGCTCCGCACCCAGAAGGGCATCGAGGATCGCACGATCCGCGTCACGCCGCGCAACCTGCTGGTGCCGCCAGCGCTGGAGACCATTGCCGAGAAGTGGCTGGCCTCCATCGCGCCCGCGAACGCGGCCGACGTGAACCCCTTCTCCGGGTCGCTCTCGCTGGTGGTCGAGCCGCGCCTCAGCTCGGCCACGCGCTGGTATGTAAGCGCCGATCCGGGCGAGATCGACGGGCTGGAGTTCCCCTACCTCTCGGGCGCGGAGGGCCCCCAGGTCGAGAGCCGCTCGGGCTGGGACGTGGACGGCGTCGAGATCCGGGTGATCCTCGATTTCGGAGCCGGATTCATCGACCATCGAGGCTGGTTCATGAACTCAGGCGCGTGAGCATGGCCGACCTCGCCCAGCTCACCGCCTGGCGGGACGCCCTGTTGGCCGCGCGCTATCAGGGTATCCGCACCGTCGAGTACGACGGCAAGCGCGTCACCTACGCCAGCGACGCCGAGTTGGCCGCCGCGCTCGCAGACCTCAACCGGAAGATCGCAGGGGCGACCGAGCGCATCTCGGTCGTCCGCATCCAATCCTCGAAAGGGCTTTGAACATGGTCTCACGATGGGGGCAGCGTGATACGCGCAAAACGCGTTGACGCCTGCAACGCGTTTCCCCGCGAGGCCAAGGCTCGTTCAATCGGCGTGCTTGCCCTCGCGGAATGCCATGTCGGTGATTTCGCGGAGGCGGGCGCAGTAATGGTCCAGCGTCCCGACATGGCCCCAGTTCACGTCCTCGGGGCTGCATCCGAAATGGTCGGCACTGAGGGCGGCGAGGCGTTCGAGCATCACGTCGATCTCGGTCTTAACAGAGCTAAACGCGGCCAGAGCGGCGTCATTGGTCTTGGGCATGATGGTCTCCGACAGAACATCCCGATCCATCAGGCTCTTATCGTCTTCGAAAGCAAGTCGTGACGGACAGCTATTCGGAAGGGGTAAACGCGACATGCTGATCCGGGAAGGCGTCGCGCAGACTGACCATCGCCTGCATCCAGTCCGATCCGCCCCACTGATTCAGGAAGGCATATGTGCGGCCTCCGGAGTGGATGAGCTCGTCCTCACCGCAGAAGTATCGCGTTGGGTCAAAGCCACGTCCTTCCTGTTCGCGCGCTTCCGTTGCGAGGCGGAAGAAGTCCTCTGCGTTGACCTCGCCCTCGACCGACACGAGGGCACGGTTGGCGCGCGGGCCGCAGTGTTCGGCTACCTCCTCCGGAGCGAGGCCGCTCTCCACGAGATGGCGGAAGACTTGATAGATGGCGTGCCGTTTCCGTAGGCCTGTCAGCCGACGCCCGCTGAGCCTGACGTCGTAGCTGGTCCAGTCTCGCGTGTCCGTGCGCGCCTCGCGCTCCTTGCGCTTCTTCTCCGTGACGCGGACCTGGTATTCCGCAACCTCGGGGAGCGGGATGATCTGCTGGACATCCACGAGGACCCGCCCATCAAGCCCGTAGGGCTGGAGGCGCACGCAGCGGATGTCGATGCCGCGCTCGATGAGCCAGAGAACCGATGTGGTCAGCTCGCGGCTGAACTCGGCGGAGGCCAGGACGATCCTGACGTCCTGCGCGAAGGCATCCTCGTCGGGCTCGTCCCACCCGAGGAAGTCGAGCAGTTCGGCACGCGCATCCGTGTCGGCGTTGCCGATCTGCGTGAGATAGCGAGCGAACACGTCGGCGGCCTGGTCGAAGGTCATGGTGGAGACCATCGACGCGTAGCGGATGGCCTGCAGCTCCATGTGGCCGCCGTCCTCGGTCCGCTTCAGTTCGATCACCACGAGGTTGGCATCGCGGTCGATGCCGAGAAGATCGATGCGCCGGCGCGACTCGTCCCAGTCCCCGAACTCCTCCGCGATCACCAGCGTGTCGGGCGCGATCACGGCGATGTTCGCCCGCAGCAGCCGCTGCAGATCGCGCCGCTCCTGCAGCTGCATCAAACCGAACGTGGTCTTGCTGAGGGGACGGATTTCTTCGCTGGCAAACTCGTAGATCGGCAT